TCATCTACAACTTCTTCATTTTCTTGAACGTCTGTAGTAACAGCATCCGTCCAATTAAACCCTGGAATATTTCTATCCATAGGAATATCCATTCCTTCAGGCATATAAACTTTTTGATCTTCTGGTTTAGTTAAACTTAATTTATTAAATTCAGACATATCTTTAGGTGGTCTAACTCTATTCATTATATTACTTAAAATACCCATGATACCAATTGGTGGTAATGCTCCTCGCATTTCTGTAAAATTTGTTTTGTCTGTATAATACCCAGGACCAGCAGGGCCAGTCATATTTAAACTATAATTTCTCATAGGATCTCCCCATGCTGGTAGTCCTCTAATTCCTCTATAACCTGGTGCACCTCTACTAAATAAATTTCCAAAGAAACTTGGTTGACCATATGATTTATATGCTGAACCTACATAAGTATCTTTATAAGTTCCATCTGGTTGCATAACTTTCATGTATTCAGGAAGATCAGAATATTGTCGAGTTCTTGGACCTGTCTGAACTGTTTGACCAATATTTTTTTGACCTGTTAAAATATCTTTCATGTGTTGTTCATTCATTGCTCGGTTTCTTAAATCTTGTTGAGTATTTCCTCCTCCTGTGTTACCGGCTGGACCGCTGTCGTAAGCTCCAGGACTCCTGTCTCTTGTATAATCTCCTTGAGAGTCTAAAGACATAATTCCATCTGGACCTGTGTTAGGTCCATCCGTTAATGATCCATGTAAATTTGCTTTAAGAATTAAATCTTTTTCAGCGTCTGTAATATATGCTAATTCTGTTGGAGGTGTATTTGGTCCTGATTGCCATTTAACAGGAACGTCACTAACTGTTTTTTGTTTTCCTAAATAATTTCTTGCAGGCATATTACCGCCTTGCATTTCATACATAACTCTTTTATCTACTGACATTATCTTCTTCCTCCAGCTTGTATATCTAACCTAAAAGTTCCTAATTTCCAAGTAGTATCCACTGCAGTATTGGATATTGTTAGAGCAATTGCTCTAGCTCTGGCTCGTGTATCTACTTTGCTTGTAGAAGTTGTCACTGTAAATGGCCCTAATGATGAGCTAGCTGCAGTATTATTAGGATAATTTCTTAGATCTAATTGAATAATTGCGTTTCCAGTTTGGTTTATAAAGTCAGGAATAATTCTACTAACCCTCATAATATTTTCTCCATCACCTCTAAGGTCAGCCATGTTAGTTGCTGCTCCTCTAATAACTTTTTGTGTGATGTCATAGTCTCCAGAAGTAATGTTAGCCGGTATAGCTGTTGTAGTTCCACCTCTAACTTGATTAACTCCTGTTTCATGTTCATAGTAATATGAAATACCGTCAGTGTTTCCAGTTACGTCAAAAGATGTATGCGCGCTGGCATCGTATTGTGTTGCATGAGGTAAACCAAAGACAGCCGAATCTTGCCAAGTTGTTCTAGTGTATAATGAACTAGCATTAGTAAACCATATAGGTCGTTTAGCTGTAGAATCTAGATAACTATAAGTCACTGATCTGGTATTAACATTTGAATCTGCAGTAGGATAAAACCAAACAACTTCACCAAACAAGTTATTGATTCCTGCATAAACCATTTGATTAGATGTAGTATTAAGATCATCATAAATATAGTCTTCAACTAAACAGTCCATAGATTCTAGTTTACCAGTAAATCTAAAGAAACCATTTTCAGACATCCAATACGCAGCACCATCAACTTCAACAGCTGCATTTTTTCCAATCAATCCACAGTTAGTTCCTACTTGTTCGTATGCGAAAGTAAATGGCTGACCAACAAAACGCATGGTAAATAAAGAAGTATCTGTCCAAACATAAATAGCATTTCTACCAAGTTTAGCTCCCATGATCCGTGATCCGGCGGCCAGTCTTTGTGTACCAGCACTATTGGTTGCTGTAGGTGTATAATCATTTATATTTTCTTGAGAGGAGAATCTAATAAACATATCATCTTGTGTTGTTGTGTCTCCAATAGTTGTTTCAGTTCCAAAAAATACTAAGTGACGGTCGGGAGTTGAAACTAACATATCCCTTGATGCTGTTGGTGCACCAGATATAATTGTTGCTCTGGTTTGTGTTGCATTAATACTATCAGCGTCCCATTCAAAACATGCACCATTACAAATTAAAGCAATAGCTGTGCTTCCTAAATTATCTATAGACCATAAACCAGGTTCAGCCACTTTATCCGTGGTCGATGCTGCTTGACCCCATGCTGCGTAGTCACTGGTATTGGTAACAGTTGCTCCATTACTGTGAGCAGCGTTTGTTGTTCCTCGTACGTTTCTGGTAATTCCAGTAAAGCTAGTCGCTGTCGTACCTGTGTAAGAAATTTCTTCCGAGCCTACTTGAAAATAATTCGTACCAGTAGATGGAAATCCAGCTGTGCTGGCTACATTAATTGTAGTTCCTGATCCACCAGTTCCAAAGGCATCGGCATTTAATGCTCCGTTTAGTGTAGTAGTTTGAGGATTAGGAACTGTACCACCCCATTGAGATATACCAAAACCATAGACTCCAACCTGGTCTGCTGGTCCTACATGATAATATCGATAATAAGTAATACCTCCTGATGTAGAAGCTCCTGTACCTGTTTCATTAGAAGGCATTGTAATAGTAACTGATGTTGGATTTGGAACCGAAGTAATCATAAATTTTTTATCGGCAAAATCAGAAGCTACAAAATTAGAATTAGTGATAGAACTAAATGTAGATGAATCTCCAAATAATATAATATCACCTGCTAGAAAACCATGTGCTGAGGAAAAATTAAGTGTGACTGTAGGTTGTCCATTAGTCGTACTAAAAAAATTTGTTTGTGCTGTTCCTGATGGATTAACTAAAGGATGTATGTCATAATACACACCTCCAGAATATACATATAAAATTCTATTAGATCCTAAAAGAGCATATTTAATACCATCTCTATTAACCATATGATGGATTGCTCTAACCGCACCAGTTAATTTACTAGTTCCTAGTTGATTCCAACCACCTATTTTTTCAGGTGTACCATATCTAAAACGAACGTTTTCACCTCCGGTCCACTGTGATTCAGCTCCTGTAGGTGTTACTTGTTTGTTAAAGCCTGGTAAAAATCCTAATTTCTGTAACATAAAAAAACCTTTGAAATATATGATTTATGTTATATATTAAATATATAGAGAATGAAAGATACAATCTAATGGCTTATGAGCACAAAATATCGGATCTAAAATATAGGATTAATGGATTAGTTCCTAAGAATATCTGTCAAAAATTAATAGAAGTATTTGAAAAATACCCTGAATTATATCTTACTGAAGAAAGCTATAAGTATGAGACTGATAAAAGAGAAGTAGATAATTTCCAATGTATAAATCTTTCTCGAACCCTAAATCCTAATGAAGATATTAAGTGGGCTTTAGAAACGGCCTCTCAATTTATTAACATTATGATAGCTAATTATGTATTATATATTAAGGCTAAAGGAATATGTCCATCTTTTACTGACCATAATTTAAACGCTAGTCAAAACGTAAGAATACTAAGATATGAAGAAGGACAATATATCAAAGACCATACTGATGTAGATTGGAGAACTCGAGGATCTTGTACTTTAAATTTAAATGAAGACTATGAAGGAGGAGATTTTACATTCTTTAATGGCAGAATAAAAGAGTCTTATAAGACCGGGGATGCTATGATATTTCCTGCTGAACCTATATGGATACACGGAACAGAGCCTATTACCAAAGGCACTCGTTATGCTATTAATTGTTTTCTACACTCAAAACACGATGGGTTTCCAAAATGAAATTGATATACCAAATACCCGACCAATTGTATTATATACAAAATTTCTTAGATCAAGAAACATATCAAGGTATTCATAATGCTATTTTTAAACAACGTGCCTCAATAAACTTACACTCATCTAAAGGTATATGGGACGATGATTTAATCAATAACATCGTACCCCCTGAAAGAGTAACTGTTTCTAACTACGCTCCTTTTGAAAAATTAAAAGTTTTAACTCGTCTTAATCAATTTTATCAACTTAAAGATGTAAAAGAAATGTCAACTAATATTCATTTTATGAAAAAAGGTTCAGGTATTAATTGGCATGATGATAATATCTGGAAGTATGGCGCTACCTTTTATGTTAATCGTAGATGGAATAGACAGCATGGTGGAGAACTTATGTTCCATAGTAAAAACGGTCATGGCTTTATTCCTGTTGTAGGAAATTCTTTAATAATTATAAAAGCTCCTATTAACCATAAAGTTAATCCTGTTTTAAGTCCAATAATGCCTAGAGTTTCTATTCAAATGTTTATCAAATGAGAATATTAGGAATTAACATATCACACCACATGTCTTACTGCTTTATAGAAGACTCTAAAATAAAGATGTTTGTAAATGAAGAAAGAATAAATAAACAAAAAAGATTTGGTCCAACAATAAAAACCTTTAATGAAGTTAAAGGGTTAGATCTTTTTAAAAATTTTTCTTTTGATTTTGTTGCTATTACTAGTTGGGATGGAACAGAAAAAGAATTACCAAAATTAATTTTAGATAAATTAGATTATAAAGGTTATTCATTTGATAGAGAGAATCATCATAAGTACCATGCTATAGCTGGGCTTTACCATTCTAATTTAGATGAGGCAATGGCATTAGTTAGAGATGGTGGAGGAGCTGCTCATTCATCTTCTTATCCTAGTTATCGAGAAACTGATACTATATGGCATGTAAATAAAAATAACATATCTTTTGTTTGTGGTCATTACTCTGATGCTAGAAGCACTTGTTTCAATAAAGAATTTAAAGACATAAATAATTCACTACTTAGTTCAAGAATAGTAGGTGGACTTAAATATGCTAACCTTAGTATTAAAGCTGGCTTTGGTGAAGAGTATGGACAATTCATGGGACTAGCTCCTTATGCAGAAGTAAAAGAAAAATATGATAAGATAGATTACACAGCTGTTGAACTAGCACATAAAGCTCAAAAAGAAACCTTCGCTGAAACTTGTGAACTAATAGAAAAGTCAGAACTTATTAATGCTAAAAATATTATTTTATCTGGAGGATACTTTTTAAATTGTTTAAATAATTTTAAGCTTGTTAAAAGATATCCTAATATAAATTTTTTTGTAGACCCAATACCACATGATGCAGGAACATCGATAGGAGTTGCAATGTATGTTGCAAATTATATATGAGAATAGGTCCACCATTATTAACCTGGTCTTTTTTAAAATGGATATCTGAACAAGATACTAAAGATAAAATTATATTAGAGTTTGGAAGCGGAGGATCTACTCATTATTTTAGTAGAATATTTAAACAAGTTATATCTTTAGAATCTAATGATCAATTTAGATTAGAGATGATGGAAAATCTTCCTAACAATGCTTCTATATATGAATTAACTTTTGATATGTTTCCAGATATTCTTGACGGAGTAGACTATGTTCTAATCGATAATAGTGAGGTTATGTCATACAAAAGAAAAGATGTAGCTAAAAACTTAATTGAAAAATTTAATTATAAAAAAACTATTATTTTAGATAATGGAAACTGGGACCCTAATGCTTATTTTTATTTAAAAAAGATGTGTGATAATTGTACTGACTATGGATGGCTTAATACATATGGTCAAGAAACTATTACTTCAGTATTTACAGGAATTAAATATGCGAATAATTAAGAATCAAGTAGAAGCTGTAGAATTACTTTTAAGAGAAGAACCTGTAGTTATATTTCAAGGTTCGTCTGAGTTTGGTCCGAGAGCCTTGGGCAATCGATCTATGTTATTTGATCCTAGAAATAAAAAAGCAAAAGAAATTATTAATAAAATAAAAGGTCGACAATGGTGGAGACCTACAGCAGCTACTATCTTACACGAACATAAAGATGATTGGTTTGATTTTGGCAGCCTAGATGAATCTCCTTTTATGTCTTTTGCAGTTCATGCTAAAGACAAAGCTAAACAAGAAACTCCAGCAGTAGTACATGTTAATAACACATGTAGAATACAAACTTTAAAAAGAGATCAGAATCCTAATTACTACGATTTGATAAATGCATTCTATAAAAAAACTAAAGTACCGTTGTTGTTAAATACATCTTTTAATTTAGCCGGGTGGCCATTGGTTGAGACATTTAATGACGCTACATATACTTTACTTAATTCAAAATTAAATTATATATATTGCCCATGAAAGTAACGATATTAGGAAGAGGAAACGCAGGATGTATTACAGCTATGTATTTAGCGTATGCTAATCCAAACATAGAATTAGAGTTATTGTATGACTCTAATATAAAACCTGTACCTACAGGACAAGGTACTACATTATTATTTCCAAACCTTTTACATAAATTATTTCATTACAAAATAGATGATCCAGATTTTCAATGCACTATGAAGCATGGTATTATGTATGAGGGTTGGGGTAAATTAAATGAAAAAATCTTTCATGACTTTGCTTTAACTAGTCATTCTATTCATTTTCACCCAGCAGCATTTCAAGATTATGTATGTAGTAAATTAAAAAAGAAAATTAAAATGAAAGAAACAGATGAACATGTTTTGCAATATGATTCTTTAGATTCAGATTTTATTATTGACTGTAGAGGTAAACCGGGAGCTTTAGATGATACCTATGAAATGTTAAAGAATCCTCTCAACACTGCATTGCTTGCTAACTTACCTCGTGTTCCTGATGATGTTAAATGGACTAGAACAATTGCTCATCCAAATGGGTGGTGTTTCTATATTCCTTTACCTCATACAACATCTTTAGGTTATTTATATAATTCAAATATTACAACAGAGGCAGAAGCAACAAAAGATTTCCAAGAAAGACTTGGAGTAGATAAAGTAAAAAAATTTCCTTTTCAACAGTATGTAAAAAAACAACCTGTTGTAAATGATAGAGTAATGTTAAACGGTAATAGATTATTTTTTCTAGAGCCGTTAGAAGCAACAGCCATGGATACTTACTATAGATGTGCAGTTTCATATTCAGATTATATGAACAAAGTAATTAACAAAGAAGAAACAAACAACACTGTACATAGACATGTAAAACAAGTAGAGAATTTTATATTGTGGCATTATCTTAATGGTTCAAAATATGAAACTTCTTTTTGGCATCATGCTGAATCAATGGCTAGAAATAATTTAAGGGGAGATTTTAAAGCTGTAGTAGATCATGTTAAAAATATGCCTTTTGAAGAATTATTAGAAAGAATTAAAACAAATATTGATATTTGTTATGGATTATGGAGTAGCTATAATATCAGATTATGGTATGATGGAGTCAATAAGAAAGGAGACAATACTTATGTTTGTGGAATTTAAAAACTTTATTACTGATCAATTCTGTGATGAGATTAGCAATTTATGTCATCCTCATATGGACGACAGTTCATTAGAATATGAATTTAATAGACAGGGAAATTCAGTGAGGTTTTCAGATCATAAAAAAGAATTAGTTTATATAGATAATAGATTAAGAAAACGGTTTAATGAAATAGTAGAAAAGAAATTAAAATTTGATTTTAAATTAGATCTATCAAGACTACAAGATAGTGGTTTTACGTTTCATAGATATGGTGAAAACGATAATTTAAATATTCATGGTGATGGAATAGCAAATGAATTGCCAGGTTTTCCTAGAGTATTATCTACTGTAATACATTTAACTAATAACCCTAATGCAGATTTAATATTTCCAAGACATGATAAACATATTAAAACAGAGAAAGGTAAACTAGTCGCATTCTTACCTCATGATTGTTATGAACATTATTGTAATAATAACTCAGGAAGTTCAAGAGAAGTCGTTGTGACTTGGTTATTAGACAATAGATTAATATTGAAAGAAAATGATGGAAAAGCTTAATCAAAAAAAAGAAGTAAGTCTTAATAATTTTATTGGAGTCTATGATGGCTATATTACAGAACAAGAATGTAAAAGAGCTATCGAACTATTTGAACACCAAGATAAGTTTGAAAAAACTATGAATAGACAGTCTTATGAACAAGCTTCTGTTTTATATAAACAGGATCAACAGTTGTTCTGTAATCATTTAAATGTTGTAGTCTGGCATGAAGACTTAAAAGTTATGCTAGCTAATTTCGATATAGCTTTAAAACATTATATTGAAAACACAGGTGTCTGTCATGCATATGATCAAAATGATTTATACTATACTTGTATAAAAATACAGAAAACATTACCTACTGAAGGTTATCATGTATGGCATGTAGAACATGGTCGTGGCTTTCATAATGAACCTAGAGCTTTGGTTTATACTATTTATTTAAACGATGTTGAAGAAGGTGGAGAAACAGAGTTTTTACATTTTTCAAAAAGAGTAAAACCTAAAACAGGTAGAATAGTTATTTGGCCTGCAGCTTTTCCCTATGTTCATAGAGGAAATTCACCGCTATCCGGTGAAAAATATATTGCAACTTCTTGGATGAATTTACGAAGTGTCTAATTCTTTTGATCCATTTGAGTATCAAAACGCATTCTATGAATATGATTTAGAGATATCTGTAGATGACATTAATCAAATTTTATTTTTAGTTAAAGATGTTCAAACCAATGAACAAAAAAATACATATCAATATTTAAATGTTTTAAACTTTCCAATTTTAAAAAATCTTAAACAACAAATTATAGCTATATTAGATAGTCATGAATTATTATTGCGTAATAATTGGGCTCAATTATATAATAAAGATGATTCTCATGATGTGCATACACATATAGGTTCTGATTATTCGGGTATAATCTATATACAAGGGGAAAGTCCTACTCTGTTTTATGACAGATCGTTTGGTTCTTATTCTTATGAATTTAAAAAAAATAAATTATTATTATTTCCTTCAGATATTCCTCACCAAGTAAAAAAACTTGATTCAGACGAAGAAAGATTAGTGGTTTCTTTTAATACTATGAAGAAGAGTAAGATGTAGGTCTTGGTCCTCTGTCAGCTATTTTATCTGCTTCAGATTCATATAGAACACCAGTAGATGCATTTCCTGGAGCTTCATCCCATTCTTGTTGTAAGAATGCTAAATGAGCTTCATCCCATTTATCTATAAACAATTGAAAATTTTCACCTGTGTCGGCCCAAGTAGAGTGAGGAGTTTCATCTCTGTATTCTACTTCATCAGTTGCTACACTTGTACCATACTGAACAGCCCAAAAATTTGAATAAGCTGGATTCGCCCAAAAAGAAGCGTCATCAATTATATGCCATTTATTCTCAGCATAATTTTTTTGAATTAGCTTGTCATCGAATATTACTGTCCATTGTGCATTTGTTGCCATAAATCTCCTACGTCTTAATTATATATACCACTGTTAAATAAGGTTGCAATACTGAAGTTGCATCACCAGTAAAAGTTGCACTCATGTTGTGAGAGTGACCTTGACCACTACCAGCATCACCTGTGTTTCTTGCAGAACCACCAGGTTGTTGAGTAGTATTGTTGGATCCACCACCACCCCATGGTCCAGGACCACTCGGCATGTTGTGTGAGTGATTAGCAAGTTGCGCTGTTGATAAACTTGCGTTAGCTGTAGATCCTCCAACGTTTCCAGTTGAAGCTACAGTGTTAGCTCCTCCAGTTGATGCTAAAGCCTTATTGTTTGATTTTGAAACTGCTACGTTGTCCGCTAAATTAGGAACATTAAAAGTTGATGCACCATCTCCAGCTCCGTAAGTTGTACCTATTATTGCAAACAAAGCAGAATAAGTTGATCGTGAAACTGCTGCGCCATCACATTCTAAGTACCCTGTTGGTATAGATGCAGTTGTCCATGGTACAATAGTTGCCGTAGGAATTCCTTCGATACCTGTAAGGTCTGCTCCTGAAAAATCGTATTTAGTTGCTTCGTAATTTGACATATTATTTCTCCGTGTAAGTCCATCCTACGTTCGCACCAGAATAAACTAGTCCAAATGCAGCACCTTCTGTATTAACTACTAAGTCCGAACTTGCATTTGCTATTTTAGAACTATTTCTTCCAACAGTCAATGCATTTGAATCAAACGTATATCTTGAATCTACAAAATTTACTACATCACCAACAGCTGGCGAGGCAGGTAGCGTAACTGTTACTGCTCCACCATTTGTGTCTACAAAAAGTTTAGCACCTGCTTGAACAGTTTCTGCTGCAGTTACAGTTCTCCAAACTCTTTCTTCAGTAAGTTTTACAACGTTAGTTCCATCAGCATATACTACGTAGTTATTGCCTTCGCATAAAAGTACACCTGTACCTGATGCTGTTTTAAAAGTTAAAGTGTATCCTGCGTGGTCAGTTCCATCTACAATGTTATAGACTTTTTCAATACTGTCAGGAATAGTTACGTTTCTGTTTGCAGCTAATGTGCCTGTTAATTTTAAAGTTGCATTTCTTGCATTTGAAATAGTTGCATCAGTCATTACAAGAGCAACATCTGAAGATGCACAATCGATTGCTTGATAACCAGCAACTGCTTGTTGAACAAGATTTAAGTTTGTATTAGTTTTATCACCCCAAGTACCAGCGTTTTCACCAGTAGCCATTAATTCTAGTTTGAGGTCTGTAGAATATGATGATGCCATAATTTATATCCGTTTACTTAATTTTCGTTATTTATATAATTTATTTATTGTCAAGTCAAACATAATTATGCAGGTGTTTTTATAGTATATCCTGTGCTAGTTTTAGGTGTTAATTTTCTGTAATATAGAGGACTAATTCCAGGACCATTAAGACTTATTTGAAGTTCTTGACCAGTTAAGCCAATAGTAGCATCTGGAATAGTTAGTGATCCTACTGTAGAAGTAGTACTTAAACCAGTTAAACCTATCTGCATATCATCGATAGTAAATGTTCCTGTTGAAGAGGTTAAACCATAGCCAGTTGGTTGTATAATAGGAGAAGAAGATTGTTCTACTTCACCTATTTCTGAAGTGGCCTCTACACCAGTTAATGGAACTCCTATACCTATTGATATATCACCCGTGCTAGATAGCGCACTAACCCCGGTTAATGGAACTCCTATACCTATTGATATATTACCCGTGCTAGATGTTGCACTTACACCTGTTATAGGTTCTGTGCTTGCTCCAAATTCTAATCCTAAAGTACCAACAGAACTTGTAGCTTCTACACCTGTTAAACCAAATGCAAATTGTGCAGGAGTAATAGATCCTACACTAGAAACTGAAGAAAGTCCGGCAGGTTGAACAAGTTTATTCCAAGAATCTCCATATGGTTCTTCACCCCAACCATTTCTACCCCAACCAACCATAGTACCAGCATTATCAAAATCACCAAGTTCTGTTTGAGCTTGTTGACCTGTTGGATTTACAAAAGTAATTTGTCCAGTGATTGGATCACCTACTGAAGAAGTTAAACCTGCTGGTGCTGTTATATCTACTTGTACAAATTCTTCAGCAATTACTGTTCCAATACTAGAAGTTAAACTGAAACCTGATAATAAAACAGAATATTCTTCTCCCCACGCAGAGTTGCCCCATTGTTGTCGGCCCCAACCATTTGAAGCATAAACATCTAGAGTTCCTATTGATGAAGTTAAACCAAAACCTGTTGGATAAACATCAACTGAGCTTTCTCCCCAGTTTTCCATTCCCCAAGTGTCAGAACCCCATCCTGATTCAGGATAAGCTTGAACTGTACCTATACTTGATGTTGAACTTTGACCTGTTAAGGTCATTGTCATTGAGTTAGATTGCCATGAGTTTACATTCCAAGCTACTGAAGGACTATTTCCACCCCAGACTGAAGTAGCTTGATCCATTGGAACGGTGTTTGCTTGTCCACCCATTCCAGGATGGTTAAGACACCAATAATAAAGTTGTGGTGCAGGATCTGCTACGACAATTTGAGTGTAGGCTCCTGCATTTCCTGGAGTTCCAACTGTAGTTACACCGGTTGTATAATTTGAACCACCACCATGTGTCCCGTCGTCAGTTGTAGAAAATAAAAGAGGGTGAGTACTATTAGAAGCGGCCGATTGATCAAATCTATACGTACCGCCTTCACCTAAAATAACAGTGTCTTGTTGTACACCATCGATAACATATTTGTTACCGGAACCGGTGCTAACAACCGTTACTGTAAAGGTTTTAGTAACGGACATACCGCGTTACTCCTTTACGCTATTCTGATGATCGCGTTACTTGCGTCTGCTACTGGGAATTGAATTGTAAAAGTTCCTGAAGAAACTGTTTTATCTCCACCAAAAGCGATCGCACATACTGCTGGATCACCTGCTGCTGAATCATTAAATATCAAACAACCGTTCGCTGTAAACGATGCTGAAGTCCAAGACACATCTGCAAAGTCACAACACGCAGTGTCAGTTGATAATGCAGGAGTTACACTTGTAAGTGCTTTTCCTTTTGCAGAATAAGCTGAACCTGATGTATTAGATATTTCGTTTGTAGCGCTGTAGGCTGTTGTTGATTTATTTAATGTAGCTGAACTTGTGTATAGAGCTAGATTAAATGTGTTTCCAGAGGAAGCAGTAAAATTATGAATGCCCTGTAGAACTTCTGTTTTGAAGCTGTTACAAATTGCTGATGTTATTGCCATAATGTTTTTCTCCTATTACTGAGGCGGTGACTCGATTGGAATTCTTAATGTACCATCCGTGTAATCGTCTCGTCTTCTTCTTCCAATTTGCATCGCTGCAAACTTTTGTAGTTCAGTTTTATACTTTTGCTCGTATAATGTCAACATATCTGTTGGACCTTTTAAAAAAGAATATGCCTCACATAAACAAGCATAGAGTAGTCCTTGAGGGAAATAATTACTAATATATGTCCCAGCTGTCTCAGTTTCTAAACCAGAAGGCATAGCATTATAATGAATAATATATTGATAATTTTGATCTGGTGTAGGGGCTACATAAATAGCTCCAGAAGTAGCTGTGCTTGTACCTGTTGTAGCTCCTCCAAACATAGAATAATATTTAGGTAAACCTTTAACGTTTTGTGCTGCTTGACCTCCCGAAGGTCCTGTAGCTTCGCCTACATATTCAGTAATGAAAGTTTGATCTCGTCTTTCCAACCAAAAACCTTGTTCTGTAGTAGCAGTTGTAGAATTAAAAACTTGTACACCTCTTACAAATAAAGTTCCTGCTGGAACTGTAATACTATTAAAATTTTGAGCAAACTGACCCTGTGCCATGATTCTATCAGAATCCATAGGAAGATCTAAATTAATTCTGTGTTCAGCATTACGAAGAAATCCATTTATAACAGCAGCAGTAAATACATTTGCATCTACTTCTGTCCAATTTCTAATATCTGTTGTTAAATCTGAATAACTATATGCCATAATTAAGCTCTATCATTAATCGGTCCAATTGTACATTGAAAACCGCCTCCTGTTTTAGTGCTTGTAGCATTAGATACTAATGGCACTGTTAATGAATTGTATTGTGTTTCAGTTGCTGGTTGAGCGCCTGTTTGAACCGTTGTTCCAACAGCAGTTGCTAAATAAGATCCAAAAACTTTTGCTCCACTGCTATGCGTAGTTGCTGTAGTATTAGATGGACTCACTCCTTTAAATGGGGCAGATGTTCCACGTGTGCATCCTGTCAAATTATTACCAGCTTTGCCAGTATATTGAATTACTTCATTTAAATATTTTCCATAATTAGCTGTGTTCGGAGTTGTATCAACTTTTTCTATCATAATAAAACCCGACGTTGGAAACTCAGTGGCATCTGTTAAAGTAATAGTTGCTACTGAATCACTTATATTTCCGTTTAGTGTAGTTTCTAATTGTAAAGTAGAAATAGCAACACCACCTACAGGTTCTTTAACAGATTGAAATCTAACATAAGTAGTTCCATCATTTATTTGATTTGATGGATAAGACACACTTAAAGTTCCAGATCCACCTGTTGTTGTAAATGGATTGTTAGGTAAAATATCTTGTACAGGAAACTCAACTCTTGCAGGTCTTGCATGTTTTAATCCTTGTGGATCAGCTCCTACTGGATGTGGTTCTAATTGTGGTTGCTTAGGTTCAAATTCAGAAATATGGACCCATGCACCTGTCCACTCTTGCACCATTTCTCTATATGGAAATGCTGCGCCTGATCTATCAGAGATTGCTAATGCTCTACTACCTTTTGCAAATCTAGCCATTATATATTTGGATAGTATGTCTTCGGAGTAATGTAAGTGCTAGCTGCAGAACCATCTTCAGATAGTGCTCTAGCAAGTTCATCCTCGTACAACAACTTCATCTCCTGTGTTCTTTGTGGTGCAAACTTCATAGATAAATAATATGCAAGACCTGAAATCATGCATGGTACAAATCTAAAAGGTGCATCACTTGCGTTAGTATATGCTCCTGCATCTTGAATTCTTTTTACATAATAAACATTTAAATAGTTTGATGCAGCAGTTGCATTAGGCATAGGATAAATAGTAATTGTAACTTTATCTATAAATCTTTGTACCCAATATTGAGAAGGTGTTCCAAGTGACGCTTTGTTTGCTGTTGCAGAATAAGCATCTCTTGCAACTTTAGTTAAACCAATATCTGATTGAGATGTGGTATTATAATTTTGTCTATAAGTAACATTTAAAATATCTGAGATACCATAAACGTTTGCTGTTGGAACTGTTGTAGCTTGTGGTGGTTCTCCTCCTCCAGGAACATCTGAAGAATTTCTATAAAAAGTATAAATACCAGAACCTTCAGCAGTAGCATCAACATTAGTTGACGAACCTACAACTAAATTAATATTTGTATTTCCAACTTCCCAAAAATGAATTCCTCTATTGCCCCATTCTTGAAAAAGAATGTTTAAAGATCTTCTAGCCGTTTTTATTTGGTGTCCTGCCGTTCCCACAAGACCTAAACGCTCATACGCATCTGCAATGATTTCATCTATCGAGAAATCCTGATCAAATGAATATGATGAGGAAGTAGTATTCGCCATTGGCTACTCCTCTAAAATGTTCCGACTACGTAAAAAAAGTCTATGTTAGCCAAAACTGCATACATTCCTGTGTCAGCATAAATACCAGCTCCTGGTAATTTAAACTCGTGAACAGCATCAGCAGCTGAACCAAACTTACCATGATAAATTAATTTAGAAGCAGTAGCACCACTTCCTATTTCATTATAAATTTTAATTTCAGCATTTGCTGCACTTGACATTGCATAAATATTCATAATGTTTGCTGCAGTGATATTAGTTGCAGTTCCATTAATCAATTTTTGTATTTGTCCACTTGCAGTTAGTATTACAGATTGTCTAACTTTTGATGTTATTGACATATTATTCTCCTTAAATTCATGTGGGGCCGAAGCCCCACAATAAATTATTTATTACGCTACCGTTGCGCCACTATTTGAAACAACAACCCATCCAATTGTGTTTGCAAATAATAAACATACAGTTTCATTCACTGCGTCGAATGTGATTGTAGTTCCGTTTGCAAAAGTAGTTGGAGTTAAAGTTCCATTTCCACCGTCAACAATCATAGTAATTATTTTGATTTGACCAACTGTACCATCTGCTAAAGTCAATGCATCTGCTCCAGTAGTTGTAACCTCAGTTACTAAGTTAACGATATCAACTGCGCCAGCTCCAGATAAAGATTGAACTCCACCTGTTATACCTTTGTCATAAGATGCGTTAGTTGTAACAGCACCTGTAGTTGCGTTTTTAGTTATCATGTCAAAACCGTTCTCTGATCGAACTGGTCCTGAAAATGTAGTATTTGCCATAATTTTATCCTCCTAGTTTCCGAACATAGTCTCTAGGCCGTCGACTATACGCGTCTATGTTCTTATTTAAATTGTATAGTAAGTAATTTATATATTAGATTTTAGTAGAGTGCAAGGGAGCCTGTAAAGAAAGTGCGATTTCAGCGATGTAGCTTTATACTTAAGTAGCTACAGAAACTTGTGGAGCAACACTTTCAACAGTGTTTTGCCTGTGGGCAATTTTAGCTTCTTCGAGCTTGATTTCAGTGATGACTTCTTTGATTTTGTCATCGATCCGAACCATTTCAAGAGTGTATCTACCATTAGACAGATGCTCCTGTTCCCACTTCAACTCCCAAGACCGTTTTTGTTTGTATAGGTCTTGTATCATTTATAACCTCCTCATAGGTTATTCTATTAACTCGGTTATCATATGAATTTCCGAGATATTCCCAGTTTATACTCTTTTCTCCCAGTTTGTCAAGGATTGATTGTTCAAGAGCAATAGCATTATCTTCCGACAAAACATTAAATTTTGCGTAATGATCGTATGCCCATATTTTTACTAAGAATCTTTTCATGAATCCCACCATGTTATTTGTTAAATGTGGCCGAACTATGTCCGGCCACAAATTTTATTTATGCTTACGCACCTTCGCAACCGAAGATACCTCTATAGTCAGATGCGCCAAAAGCGTATCTTTCTCTAGCTTTGTATCTAACATTGCCAGTATCGAAGTCTCCTTCCATTGAAGTTGTCAATGGAGTTCTTGAGAACATCTTCATACCGTTTGGAACGTCCGTGATAATGTACCAAGAATCAGCGTCAGTTAGGAAGTTGTTCACTCTGTAACCTTGAGGAATCATTCCCATTGAGTTGATTGCATTGATGTCATTGTCAGCAGTTTGAGTTCTACCTTGAGATTTCATCAATCTCTCAGCGTTGAACTGATTCGCAGAAGGAATTATCATTTTAACTCCTTTAGCTGCGATTCTTAAACCTCTTTCATCAGTCATAGCAGCGATATCAATCAATGCTTGTTCTAATGAAGTTTCGTTTAAGTCTGCTTGCGTAGTTAAAGTGTTTGAAACTGTACCAGCAATAGTCGGGTGACTAGTTGATAGTAAGTTTACGCCATCACCTGTTTGGAACGCTGATGCTGCCGCTACTGACGGTAGACCATTGTTCAAAGGTGCTGCACCTTTAACTTCTTTCGCATTGGACATAGATCTTGCTAAAGCTTTTGTGTATCTAGAAGAAAGTCTGTCATAAAGGTTGTCCTCTATTGCTTCTTCTGTGATAGCGAAAGCCAAAGCGATCGTTTCCATTGTGTATCTAGCAGTGTAAGTTTCTTGCGCGTCGTCGTACGCAATTCCTTGACCTTCTGCTTTTACATCTGCGTTAGCGAATCCAGATAACATTACTTCTTCTTCAAAAGCCCTGTCACTTGATTCTGTAGTATAAATCTCAGCATGCTGATTTTCATACCTTTTGTACTCCAGCCCAAATAGTGCATTTAGGCCAGGTTCTAGTTCTTTGACTAGCTGTGCTCGTGATATTGCCATATTATGCTCCTATTATATTGTCCAGTCGTTACCAGCAGTAGCTGAGTTACATAAGTACTGACCTAAGTTCTGAGCAAAAACCATTGAGCAGTAAGCTGCTGTTTGGTCATTGTTTTCAGGGTCTTCAGCGTTTCTTATGATTCTCCACTGATTGTTGGTATCGTGGATGTTACCAATATCCATTGTATTAGAACATTGTCCAGAAATTTCACTTCCTGTAGGGACAGCTGCTGCGAAAGATACAGTTCTACCGACATTTGCCTGTGTAACTGCTGCAGAAGTTGAACCAACAAAAAGTTGGAATGGATTGTCTATTACAAAACATGTAACATCTTCACTGTTAGCCGGAGTAATAGGTTGGTTGTACCAGTTCGCCCACGTCGGCTTCTGTGTAGTTGCCGCATTGTAGAAGATACCGTTAAACACACCTATTGTTAAGAACGTTCGAGTACTTGACGCCTCCACGATGTAACCGTCTTTCATTCTGACAGTAGCACCTTGGAATAAGTCTTGGTTGTACCCAGCGTCTATGTAGTATTTGCCTTGACCTTGAGTAGCTGGTGTAGAACCAACTGTCCCTTGAGCGATCAAACCAAAACCTGCTGTGTTTCTATTTGCCATAGTTATTACTCCTTATGAACCTGCCGTCGTTAAACGGCCTCCAGTTCGGTTTATTTAAAACTATCGATAGTTTGGGAATTACTTCTTAGTACCACCGAAAGTGTGCTTCGAATTCCTATCAATTTTGATAGGCATTCTTTTGTCCTGATCCCTAAGTAAGTCGGTTTCGACTGACTCGTCTTGTCCTTCAGTTTGTCTTCTCTGATAGTCCATACGAGACTGCGCGAGTTCTTCGGGTATCCTTGCCAGGAGAAGGCCACCTACTCCAATGACTCCAGCGTATTTTCCGTCTACAACAACAGGATAGTCTGCATCTTTGTATTCGTCAGCTCTCACTAACTCATAACCAGATCTCAATCGACCATGAACATTTTTTTGGTCATTGAAACCCATTGATTCAGCTCTAATCCATCTGTGCCTAAATCCGTCAGGCGCTGGTGGTGCATCTAGAGATGATGGGGGCTTGTACTCTTTTGGTCTTTCAGTTTTTGACCGAGTCTCAGCCGCACGAGAAGTTTTTTCATTTGTCATATTATGCTCCTTCCGTGAGTTTTAATTGTTTAGCATACTCTTCAAGTGGCACACCTAATTTTTTAGCTATTGCTACCTGTGATGATGTGAGTCTCACAGTTTTGCGACCAGGTTTTGAGCTTCTGTTAGCCGAAGCTACCGACTGAACGGCCCTGTTCGTTGGCTTAGTTTCATTATTATCAAATTTGTGCCCGAAGTCAACTCTAATCCTTTTATCAATCTCAGTATAATACTCTGGAGATTTAGGATCATAACCTTCTTTTTCAACTAAATCCTTGTGAATCTCGAATGCAGTAAATGTCATAGCTCTATCTGTTCCGAACCATCTATTTTTTGCAGCCCATTCTTCAGCCATAGGATCAGCTTGAGGCATTTGTTGAGGGGTTTCATTTGGTAATTGTCCACCGTCAGACAGTCTAACAGGTTTCTCTTCCTGTTGAACTGGCATGTCTTCTTTTCTTTGCTTAAGTTTAGCACTCTCAAAAGCTAACTCAGCAATTTTTTTATTTGCTTCAACTTGAGCATTTGCATCGCCTTGTTCAATGGCTGTCGCTAATTGTTTTTGCGCTAGTTCCATTCCAGACTTTACACTTTCCTCAAATTTAGCAGTAAAATCAGAATCGACTTTATTAAATCTATCCTGATCTAGTCTTCTTTTCTTTTCGATTGCAGCAGCATATTCGACAGCAGCAGCTTCTCTTCTTTCTGCTTCTCTCATCTTACGCGTAAGTTTTGCAATACGAGATTGAACACCTTTACTGTATTCTTCTAATTTATCGTCTTCCTTTTTTTCTTCTGTTACTGTTTCTTGTTCCGTGGGTGTTGTTTCTTCTTTCGGAGCGGTATCAACTACCGACTCATCTTTTTCTTCAGGTACATTGATCTCGGTTTCTGGACCGGATGTATCAATGTCTACTGTTTTCTTTTCCTCTTCTGGCATAGTTTCCTCCTATGTTAAAATTTGTGCAAGATATCTGTTGGATCCTGCACAGTTGCTAGTACTTCGTCATCATTAAGAAGACGAACTTCCCCACCTTCAATTTCAATACGTGATCCTGCATAACGCGCAAAGACTACCCAATCTCCGACCTTGCACCAAGGACCATCCTTAAATCTGTTTTTATCATTATAACAATCAGGACCCATTGCTAATACATTTCCACATTGTGATCCTACTTGTTGTCTTTCAATTGTTTCTTGTCCGAAAATAACTCCACCTTTAGATTTCTCATCCATTCTAAATGGTAAAACTAACATACGCCAACCCGTAGGTTGAGGAAGTTTTGCTTTTTCGTTTGTAACTTCTTTTTTTTCTGATTTCTTTAACCCAACTAATTCTTTATTTGGGGTTATTAGTTTTCGACTTGATGTCGATGACTGTTCCTCTGTTTTCATCTTGCTCCTTATCGTTTAGCAGGTTAGAGATTTCCTGTTGCACTGATTCCAATGCATTTATTTGTCCTATTATATACTTGTATGTTTCCATACTGTCAACCCCACCGGACGTTACGTTTAGGGCTAGTTGGTCTACTCTTCTTTTGATTGCTCGTCTTAAACTATTTAGTACTTGTTCTGGTTCCACGTTTCATCTCCTTAATATGTTTTTTAATAACTTTAGACTGTTTTTTATGTAACTTTGAAGCTTTGTTTAAAGCTTTTGCTACTTTGTGCAGTTTTTTCATATTAACACTTCCATCTTCTCCGTGCTTGTCTTATTCGAGAATTAGGATCGTTACGTGTTTTTGCAGATGATCGTTTTAGTTGGCCTGCGCTTCTTGCACAGTACGACTTACGTCGATTTGCAGCTTTAGATCCTGGCTTCACTTTTCCAGTCACGGCTGTTTTTAGTTTACTGCCGGGATTTGCTCTTCTATAGGCTTTGACACCGGCTTGAGTCATGCCTGCTCCAGATTTTGTAGATCTGTAGTTTTTCTTATTTCTTGGTATTGGATTCTCGGCCATTATTTTTTTTGACTTCGTTTAAAAGCAGCAGCCGTAGGTGCTCCTTTACTTCCTGGTTTTCTAGGTTTACCACCTCTTTTTCTTTTTTGATGGATGTTGTACCAAAGACCTTTTTTAGCAGTTCTGCCGTCTTTAGTTTTATGAGTTCCTTTGCTCATATATTCTCCTTTATTTAATTACTGCAAGACATTGATGGCAAGATTTTATAAATCTTGTGTGTGATCCACAATGTTTTGGTTTTTCTTCATGCACCGGAACATCTGGTTCTGGTGTTTTAGTAAAAAATTCAATATGCTCATCTTCATCGCACTGACATGCTTTGATTCCAATTATTTTACATAATAAATTTTTTAATTTTTTAAGCATTTTTTCTTTTCTTAGCCATTTTTTTAAAAGTCTTAGCTAAAGCTTTTGCTCGACCTGTGCAACCGGGTTTAGTAATTGGTGTACACTTGCCTTTTGTTCCTCGCTTTTTAATAGATTTATTTACGTCTTGTATCCAGCCACCTTTTCTCAAACCCATTCTAACACCACCTGTTGGATAACCATCAGCGTTGTTTCCTTCTTGAATTGAATAACCTTTAACCCAAGATTTAGGTTTATACGAAAAATTTGGCTTAACCATTATCTATTTATTTTGCCAGATTTTTTAGCTTTAGAACCAAACTTACCATAAGACTCATCTCTGCTAGCTTTTAACTGTGCAGGAGTTCTTTTTTTTCTGATTCTCATAGCAATAGATTCATCTTTTCTATCTTTGTAGCCCTGCTTTTTCTTTTTAGCAGATCCACCTTTTCTCATGCCAGATGCTCCATATGGAAATCTAACATTTGATCTTACTCCGTTTTGCCTCATTTTTTTCCTCCGTTTCTAAAAATTTGAGTTCCCTTTATACCATATATGCTCGCAACGACAAGGATCCACAGGTTTGTGAACCATGAAGGGAGTTGCGAAAACATCTCGAAGAACAATTTTACTTTGTCCATCGCAGACGGGTCGTCCGATATTACTGCCCAAGCGAGCACCAAAACGGGCAAACTTAAAATTATGAGTACCGCCTCGTCTTTCCAGTCTGACTGTCGGGCTTCTAGAAGTTTACCTTGGTAAGCTTCCTCTCCAGCGGCCATCTTAGAAGCATGCATAAGCTGCGCTTCTGACATTGCCATCTTCGTTCTCTGCTTGTTAGCATAAATCTTACTTCCAGCAGAAACGGCTAATTTAATTGCCGACAACCACATATTAGAACCAAGTTGCTTTTTGAGGTTTTCTAGTTTTTGTACCCTTAACAGTTACAGTGTCTCCTTGAGCAACATAGTTCTGTCCTCTAATACTTGATTTAGATCTTGGATCTAAATGTAAGTTTTGAGAAGGAACCTCTATGTTTACTCCACCACTAGCGTAACCATCTTTGTTTACTCCAACCGGTTTTGTTATTTTTGGGTTTTTCATAATTTACTCCTATTGTTTCTATATACTAAGATCTAGGACCTTTCAAGGTTCTAACATCCTTAGCTTTCATTTTATCTGAAGTTAGTTTAACATCAGCCGATATTAATGATTTTTCAATTGCTGTATCAGCTCTTAAATTAGCCAAATCTTCATTTTGTGCAATTTTCTCGTCATTAATATCTTTTGCTTGTACCATCTTAGCTCTATCAAGTTCTATTCTAGCTTC